AGCTTGTGTGACGATTATGCCCATTCTCGACAACAAGTCACGCACAGAAACATCATGCGAGGTGATGGCAGGCATCCCCCGCAGCGCCATCTTGGGCTGGATGATGGTCATGCGAATCGTCTTGATAGGGTAGTCAGCATTGACAGGCAGCTTGTAGCCTGCCAGGACACCGTAGGCGTACTGCTCAAGCTGCAAGTTACCCTCGGCTGTAACGATGCCCATGCCGTCCTTGTAGTCGATCAACTCAAGGGTGTCGCCACCGATGATCTGAACGTCCACAGTGCCCGACAGGTCGTCACGACCCAGCAAAAACTTAGGATCAACCTTGGTTTCGCTGATCACTTCGCACAAGCCGTTGTATTCAGCAACACGCTTTTCAATGTAGTCAAGCGCCACCATTACACGTTCAGCACGGGCAGCATCTATGACAAACGGACCCTCGTGATCAACAACAGATTTACCCGTCAATGACAAAGGATGTTCGCTGGTTTTGATGCACCGTTCAAGCAGCGTGTGGCTGTGTGTGCCATCGGCAGCAGCGGGGCCGCTACCGGGGTCAGGGTATTTGGCCTCCTCTCGAATGCTGCCGGGGCACAAGGCCCAGCGGCTGCGCTTCGAGGGGGACAGCTTGGCGTGATCGCTCACGACTGCCTCGCTTCCATCATGGCATCTGCATACTGAAAAGCCAGTGGTGCTGCACCCTCCCAAAACACATCAGAGTCATGCACGATGCCGATCAATGCCTTGGCCGCAAAAAAGTCTCGCAGGGTCATGCCGTCAAACCACGTTGTTCCATCGGCTGCAACTTGTACCTGTTGCGGGAACGCTGGCAAGTATTTGTCAGCCATGATCAGCCCTTCAGAGCTTCAACACCAGCGAACAACTGACCGTAGTGCTCGGGCTTGACATCGTTGATGTTCTGGTAGCCCAGGCCAGTCAAGACGCCTTGGATCATGGCACCCTTCTGGGGGCCCAGGGCTGTGTACGAGGCCATCACGTAGGTAATCAAGCCCTTGGGGTCACTGAACGGTGCGCCAACAGGGGCAGCGGCCACAGGTGCCGGAGCCATGAACGTGGGAGGCGCGGGCATGGCAACCACTGGAGCAGGTGGGGCAACAGGTGCGGGGGCTGGCTGCACGGTCAAGGTCTGTGGTGCTGCGGGTGCCGCCGAGGTGATGACAACTGGCGCGGCAGGCGCTACATTGTTGGACTCAAGTTTCGCGGTCAGGGCAATGACGGCGGCTGTGAGGGCTTCAATCTTGGATTCGAGTGACATACAAATTTTCCTTACGTGGGTTACTAGGGGGAGTGATGGTCATGCGGTCCTCTAAGAACGCAACAACCAGTTCGCGCAAGACTTCTGATACGCCTCCGTATCGGGACGCCTTGGCGCGGAACGCTTTGTGATCGGAGGGCTTGAGCCTCACGGTCATGAATTGGGAAAGAGGTTTTGATGACATGGTTGCTATCCTAGCATGTGTCGTGCTACAGTTCAAGCACTTTGTAGCACAACCAAGTTAAAAATATTTTGAGTAGGAAATCATGAGCACCAAAAAAAACGCCTCGGGGGTTAGCCGAGGCGGTCAAATCAAGAGACGGTTGGCAACTGCAATCACCAACGAGGGCAGTGTATGACAGCGGTTCAGTCTGTGCAACAGCACCCGGCATCAGTCGATGCGTACATCCGGCACGGCTGGTCACTCGTACCCATCCCACCCGGCACCAAGGGGCCCACAGGTGCTGCCGCCGTGGGCTGGAACAGGCGCGAGAAGTGCCTCAAAGATCAGACCGAGTTGATGCACGGCTACGGCATCGGGCTGGCCCATGCCTACAGCGGCACGATGGCCTTTGACATCGACAACTGGGACGCCACGGTGGCCCAGGGGATCGACCTCGACGCGCTCTACGCTGCCCCTGATGCTGTGATCATCAACAGCGGTCGCCCAGGCCACGGCAAGCTGCTGTACCGGATGCCCTTCGGCCTCGCGCTGCCGAGCAAGAAGATCATTGTCAGCGGCTCGACAGCCTACGAGCTGCGCTGCGCCACGGCCAACGGGCTCACGGTGCAGGACGTACTGCCCCCGTCGATCCACCCAGACACCCGCCAGCCCTACCACTGGGCGGGGCTGGGCCACTGGACACGCCTGCCGGTGATCCCCCAGGTGCTGCTCGACATCTGGCAAGAGCTTCTCGGTCAGGACAAGGAGCGCACCATCGCCACGGGCGAGCAGGTTGACGCCTCGTGGGAGGAGATCAGGCAGGCGCTGGAGGCCATCCCTGCCGACTGCGCCCGCGAGGAGTGGGTCAACGTGGGCATGGCGCTCCACTGGGCAGGCACCCAGACCGAGCAGCCCGAGCAGGCGCTGCAACTGTGGAACGAGTGGTCAGCCCAGTCACCGGCCAAATACCCTGGTGAGCGCGGTATCGTGACCCAGTGGGCGAGCTTCCGTAACGACAAGGCCACAGCGGTCAAGCTGGGCACCTTGTTCCACATCGCCAAGCAGCACGGGTGGCAGCGGCCCACACCTGACGCGGCTGCACTGTTCAGCAAGGTGGATACCCCACCGATGGCCCCGGTCGATGTCATGCAGGGGCTGCGGCCACCCCCTCCCGAGATGGACATGACGCTGTGGCCGTCGATCTTGCAGACCCGTGCGAACGAGATAGCAGAAAGCGTGGGCTGTGACCCTTTGGTCCCTTTGTTCGCTGGCTTGAGCGCTGTCTGCGGGGTCGTTGACGCCCGCATCAGGCTCGAACTGATGCCGGGGTTCAAGGTGCCCCCGGTGCTGTGGCTGATGACCCTCGGCGATCCAGCGGACAAGAAATCACCCGGCAGTCGCCCCATGTTGACCGCGATCAAGGACATCGAAGCAGAGGACAGACCACGGTATCAGAAAGAGCTTCTCGACTGGGAGGGCAAGGAGGCAGCTTACGCCAGCGCCAAGAAGAATTTCCTCGCGTTCTCAGCCTCCCCCGATGCCCTCCTTGGAGCCCAAGCCCCAGCAGTGCCCGAGATGCCCCCGCAGCCCGTGCCCCTGAAGATCACCGTGAGTGACATCACCAGCCAAAAACTCGTGCGATCAGCAGCAGAGCGCCCACGGGGCTTGCTGTGCTACCTCGACGAGATGAACTCATGGATCAGGAAGCTGACAGACAAGACCAGCGGGGAGGACAGGTCAGCGTGGGTTGTCTCGTATGAGTCAGAACACTACGAGATGGATCGCGTAGGGGCCGGGGCCATCCACTGCGAGAACCTCGCAGTCAGCATTTACGGGAACATCCAGCCCCAGGTTTTTAAGCAAAACCTCGCATCTCTCGCAGCCGATGGCCTCTTGCAACGGTTTATACCCGCTATCCTGCGCGGGAACAAGACCAAGCTGGGCAACCCCGTACCCGAGTACATGACCAGCAGCAGGGCGTGGGAGAACACGCTACGGCTGGTGTACGCGCTCCCCCCACAGACGTACAGGATGTCTCCCCAGGCATACGAGGCTTACAGGGATTTCCAATCATGGTACGAGGGGGCCAAACGCGACGAGAGGCTGCTTAACGCCTCCAGCGAGTACATGACTGCCTTCGGTAAGCTAGAGGGCACAGCGGGCCGCTTGATCCTCATGATGCACCTTATGGAGTCCCCATTCTCCCCTTACGTAGATGTCGAGCTTGTCCACCGAGTTGTTCACATTGTGCGGGGCTACATCATCCCTGCCTTCCGATATGCCCTGGGGGAGCTTGCAGGGGTCTTGGACGATAGCTTTGACCAGTGGATGACGGACTACATCATCCAAGTGAGCAGCGACACCCAGACCGTGGACTTGCGAAGTCTCAAGAGGTCAGCCCGCAGGCAGCTTGAGGGTAAGAACGAGTGGCAGAAAGACCAGATGGTGCTGGATGCCATGCACACACTGGAGCGGGCTGGCTGGGTCTTGCAGATCGACGAGAAGATGAACAAGCATCAAGTGGTCTGGGCCATCAACCCGTCTATCGCTGGCATGTTCCGCGAGTACCGCGAGAAGGTGGTCAAGGCCAAGCAGCGGCACGCGGACTACATCTACCGCTACGCCACGGCGCAGGGCAAGGAGCGCAAATTCGTCAAGGGGTATGACCCCGAGACGATGGATTAATCTGGACTTGTCTTACGTGAGCGTTTGATCTGGACTTTCTCTACGTGAGCAACAGGCGCAGGCGTCAAGGCGTCCAGCAGGGCAGGGGCAAGCGCCTCTAGCAGCCCTAGCACCTCCAGCAGCCGCTCAGCGGAGGCACTGGGGGCACGCTGGGCACTGGTCCACTTGCGAAGGGTGTACAGGGGAACACCCAGCAGCCCAGCGGCCTGGGTTTCGCAGAGGTTGTGTCGAGCTATCAAGGCCAGCAGGTCAGCAGTGAATTTAATTTGTGTCATGGTGAAAAGCCCCAGGGGGTGAACCTGGGGCGAGTTTGAGGGTTACAGGTCAAGCAGCCATGCCAGCAGGCCAGCCACGATGAGGACAGTCAGGTAAATGGCTAAGGTCAATCGGTCAACTCCCCTGGTATATCCACCTCGTCGCCCAACTTTGAGGTCACGTAGCAGCGCATGGCTGCGATTAAGGGTGTGGGGCCAATAATCATGCGCTCAAGCGTGGCGGCAATCCACGGTTCTGAGAACCTTCCCATTCTGTCGTAACGCGTTTCTATCCGCTCCCGCTCAATGATCGGGCCACCTTGTGCCCAGTCGGTTGAGTAGTTGCAGATAGTCCCGTCATGGTCGCTAAATGTTGTGACGTTGACGAGGCAATCCTCATCGGTCCAGTCACCGTTTTCACACTTCGCAACCGCCCAATTAAGGGCAGCGCCTGTCAGCTCTAAAGTCTTCATGCCTCACCCCCTTCTGACTTCTCGATGGCCGAAAAGATGACTGACTTGTCATAGTCGCTTGTGATGCTGGGGCAAGGGTAGTGCTTCGCCAAGCGTTCAAAGCAGCCCTCAAAAAAGCCTTTGTAATTTTCAAAGTCTACTGTTTGATCGTTGAGGGTGCTTTGCGCATCGTCTAACTGGCCTTCCAATTCTTCAACTCTTTTTTCTAAGTATTCAATCTCAATGATGCGAGCCAGCAATGCAGCCGTAGCCGTGTCTCCTGTGGCATAGGCCGCGGCTTCTTGTTCTTCGATGGTGAGGTTTTGTGTGTTCATGGTGTTGATCCTTAAAAAGCAGCGTAGACAAAGCCGTTGACGGTTTCACCCACCAGGGTAGTGTTCTCATTCAAAAAGCTCCTCACGGCCTCCACAGTGTCGTCCTCGTCCATGTCTTCGACATCGATCGAATAACTGTGGATGATGTCTTCGAGTGTGTCCTCGCAGTATTTGCAGCACAGGGCAATTACATCTAGCTCCATATCTGGGTCCATTTCTTCGAGGTAGTCGAACAGAAGGCCCAAAGCCTCATAAGAAAAATTGTTAGGGCGCAGTCGATCAAAGGCGTTTTGAAAATCGTTGAGGTCAAGAGTGGTTTTCATGGCAATGGTCCTTTACGGGTTACGGGTTACACGGTGGTGGCGGATGCTCACCCGATAGCCTAATGGGGCTATCGGCTGGGTTATCTTTTAAAGTTGCCAATTGAGTAAACGAACCCAGCGGGAACGTCTAGCATTTCTTGCATATCTCTGTCCCTTTGCCAGACATACAGGTAAAACCCAGCGGGAATGTTTACAAGTCTGCGAATTTGAACGCCAGCACTGCGGATACCACTGGCATATCCGATGATGGTTCGTCCGTCTCGACTGTCGAAAATAGGGAGAGTCATGGTTGATCCTTACAGGGAGAACAAAAGAACAGTGATGCACCACAAGGCAAGCAGTGCGAGTGCAGCACTTGCCCAAGTGGCGAGGGGTGAGGGTTCGCTAGTCTTGGCTAACTGGTAGTGCTGGCGATGGGGGTTCATGCTTGCACCTCTTGAGCAGCGCGTGCGGCACGAATGCCAGCGTTCAACTCTTGCAAATATTGGAGTGCGGGAACTGCCTCATAAATGCGAGTGTTGACAGCCTTGGCCGTGTTTTCGTTGAATGTCTCAAACACTGACTGTCGGGTGGCTTTGTTGACAATGATCCAGCTTGCGGTTTTCATGGTGATGGTCCTTTACGGGTTGCGGGTTGTTGATGTGTGAATTATAACCCATTGGGTTTGTGTGTCAACCCAACGGGTAAGTTATTTACTAGGTGTTTTCCCTAATCCCTATGCGATGGGCAAAAACTGCCGCATCGCGTTCTTCCAATGTCGCAAAGTAGCCGAGATGAACCAAACCCATTGGGGTTCTCACTCTAGCTCGATGAGGTTTGATCCGCTTGATGAGCACATCAGTCATGAGGCTCAGGTTCTCTATGCGATTGTCGGATCGGTCATTGTTGATGTGCACTATTGAGTCATCGGCGGGTTTGCCGTAGTGCTTGAGCCACACGATGCTATGTGCATAGAACTGAGCGCTCCCGCGATAGATGATGATAAATCCCGTTCTGCTATCGATGCGGCCCGCAGGTTCTGGGTTGACTTCGCGCACTTCGATGGTTTCATGAGGATGTGCGAATTTGCGCCATTGCTTCAAAGGCAAGCGGGCATCTTGCAACCTCTGTACAAGTGCGAGGCTTGGCTTTTCAGTCATGCCCCATTCATGCAGTGTTCCGGTTTCATGGTTGTAGTCAAACAAGAGGGCTACATCTTGAATGCTGGCCTTACGGTGTCTAGGCATGGTTGATCCTTTCGGTTCAGTGTTTGGGTGTTCCCATTGTATCTAGGTGTTCCCATGTTGTCTAGTCAATGCGTCACTTTATCCTTTTGGCGGTGAGGTAGGGATTTTGGGGTAAATGGCAATCGAATGGAAAAAGAAGCTTTTTCAAGGGTTTGCGCGAAAGGGCAACATGACACATTGACTAGATGACATGGGAACATGGGAACAACTGACCCATTGGGCGCACCACATCGACATTGAACCCCTGATGCTGCGCCCTTGGATGCTAGACCCTTGACCCAGCGGGTCTGAATCCTGCCAGCGGGTGCTGGGTGCTGCTAGGTGCTAGACCCAGCGGGTGCTTGCTACCGAGGGGGCGGGGGAGGGCCGGGGCTGACCGGTCACGGCTACGGAGACACCGCGAACCATTTTTAATTTTTTCAAAAATCAGAAACCCAATGGGTTCCATAAACCCAACTACACCTCTGTTGCACAGAATCTCAAACTCAACTACCATTGCAAGCACTATGGAACAAGGCAACCCTAATCCCGTAGGCACGGCTGTCGCCAGTGAGCAATCAATCGAACTGCCAAGCTGGCTGTCGTGCCCAGACCCAAGACCACCGAAGCTCCCCGTGGAGTCGCGGCAGTTGCTGCACACCCAGTACGAACAGATGTTCGAACGAGTCATTGAGCAGGTCTATCGGGGCCGCAGCCTGCGTGACCTTCTCGAAGATGACTATCGAGTGATCAGCTACGAGGACTTCCTCAAGTGGATCAAGCGTGACCCGATGCGCCATGAACGGTTCAAGGAAGCGCAGGAAAGCCGTACAGAGTTCATCGCAGGCGAGATTCTTGAGATTGCCGATGCCGAAGACAGCATCGAGGATGTGCAGCGCTCCAAGCTTAAGATCGACACTCGCAAGTGGCTGATGGGCGCGTGGAACAAAAAGCGCTACGGCGAGGTCAAGCAGGTTGAGGTGGCTGGGTCTATCTCGATCACTGAGGCGCTTCAGCAGGCTCAGATGCGGATCATCGAGGCTGAAGTGATGGACGTAACCCCTCGACTGGAGCAGTGATGCAGCGAATCAGGTACAGCCCCGAGGAGGAGCAACTGCTCATGACGCAGTTGTGGTCGCCGCAGATTGCCGACAACCCGGAGACGTTCGTCCTGTTCGCGTTCCCGTGGGGGCAGAAGAACACGCCGCTTGAGAGGTTCAAGGGGCCGCGCAAGTGGCAGCGGGAGGTGCTTCGTGAGATAGCTGACTTCATCCGGACCAACCGCAGCAGCATGAGTGCGGACGAGATGATCGACGCGCTGCGCTCGGCTGTGTCCTCTGGCCGGGGTGTGGGGAAGTCGGCACTGGTGAGCTGGCTCATCCTGTGGATGCTGTCCACTCGCATTGGCTCGTCTGTCGTGGTGTCGGCCAACAGCGAGACACAGCTTCGCACTGTCACCTGGGGTGAGTTGACTAAGTGGGCCACCATGAGCATCAACGCGCACTGGTGGGAGCCATCGGCTACCAAGCTGGCACCGGCTGCGTGGCTGACTGATCTGGTTGAGCGTGACTTGAGGAAAGGCACCCGGTACTGGGGTGCTGAGGGTAAGCTCTGGAGCGAGGAGAACCCAGACGCCTATGCCGGTGTGCACAACATGGACGGCATGATGGTGATCTTCGATGAGGCCAGCGGTATCCCGGACAGCATCTGGTCCGTGGCTGCGGGCTTCTTTACCGAGAATATATTGGACCGGTACTGGTTCGCGTTCTCCAACGGACGGCGCAACACCGGGTACTTCTACGAAGCCGTGGACGGCAGCAAGCGGGAGTTCTGGGAGAGTGAGAAGATCGACGCCCGCACGGTCGAGGGCACCGACAAGACCATTTACCAGCAGATCATCAACGAGTACGGTGAGGACTCGGACGAGGCGCGGGTCGAGGTCTATGGCGACTTCCCCAAGTCGGGCCAAGACCAGTTCATCGCACCGCACCTTGTCGATGACGCCATGAAGCGGCAACTGCACAAGGACATGACCGCGCCCATCATCGTAGGCGTGGACCCGGCCCGGGGCGGCATGGACAGCACCGTGATCGCCGTGCGCCAAGGGCGGGACATCGTGGCGATCAAGCGGTTCCGTGGTGACGACACCATGACCACCGTGGGCCACGTCATCGACGCCATCGAGGAGTACCGGCCAGCACTGACCGTGATCGACGAAGGTGGTCTGGGGTACGGCATCCTTGACAGATTGACCGAGCAGAAGTACAAAGTGCGCGGGGTCAACTTCGGCTGGAAGGCCAAGAACCCGACCATGTGGGGCAACAAGCGGGCTGAGATTTGGGGTGCGATGCGCGACTGGCTC